GACAGGTGTTGCAATAGCTATAAAGCATGATGTGTATTGCGGTGGTGAAATTAGAACTATCAATATTGATGGGAGGAATTTATGAAACGATTACCTAGCCACAAAAGGCCGGAATATGGCATTAAAAAAATATTCCCTGTTTTAACGTCTTATGAATGTGAAATTTGTGGCTATGAATGTAGATTTATGCGAATGTGGGACATAATTATTGGGTTTTGGAGAGGTATTCCAGTGCATAAATTAATTTGTTATAAATGTATGCCTAATAAAGCTGATGTAATTATTTGGGCTAATAAAGCTCGAAGCGATACAAAGACAAAATATGATAAATGGAAGCTAAAACCACCACAAGGTGGCAGCGGCGTTCCTAATAAACAAAAATTACCAGAACTGGAGGTAAATATCCCAATGCCGAAAGATGTTAAATCCATGAGGAAAGATTGATGAATAGATTTTTAAGAATAATAGGCTTAGCGTTATTAAAAACTTTTTTTGATATAATTTTTATAAGTCTTGCTGTTTTTATATTAACACCACTTGCAATATCTCTTGTACCTTCTTGTTCTTTTTGGCAAATGTTTCGAATAGGGTTTGGTGTGATAGTTGGATTGCGCATTGTCTGGGTCTTATTTGAAATTGATATTGATATAAGAAAATTATTTGACAAAGAGGTAAAATAATGGCTAAAAACGAGATAGAACAGATTGCTGAAAAAAGGGAAAAAGGGAAAGAATACCACAGGATTTATAACAAAGAATATTATCAAAAGAATAAAATTTATCATAAAGCATATCTCTATAAGAATAAGGAGCATATACAAATTTGTCACAAAGAATATTATCAAGAGAATAAGGAACACATACAAGTTTGTCACAAAGAATATTATCAAGAGAATAAAGAACGAATATTAGATCGTCATAAGGAATACAGTCAAAAAAATAAAAGGCAAATAGCAGCTTATAACAGAAAATATTATCAAAAGAAATTATTACAATCTAAAAATAATGAGGAAAGCAATGAAAAAACAAGCAAAAAAACTTAAAAATCCGGTTGTTGTTAATGGCGGTGAAAAAGAAATAAAGGCAAATGTAAAGGCAAAAGCAAAGGCAAAAGAAAAGGCAAAGGCAAAAACGAATAAAAAAGATCTTGAGCAAATTGCTGGTGAATTAAGGAAATGGCTTGCGGATAATTATGCCCTTACTTTTGGAGAGGCTGGACTGGTTATTTATCATTTGCAGGATAATCTTGAAATAGAGCGTATAATACATTTTGCAAAAAGATATGCGCTTGATAAGAAATGAACATAATCTATAAAAATATTAATGCCGTTTGATCTTTTGCTAAAAATATGCTAAAAATAAGCTGTTTTTATAAAAATAGAGCGATAATAGAGCGATAACAAAAATGCCTAAACCTGAAAATGTAGAACCATATCAATTCGAAAAAGGACGTACAAAGACGGGCGGCCGTAAAAAAGGCAGTGTAAATGTTTCGAAAGCATTAGAAAGAGCTTTGAAAGTTAAGCTTACACTTCCAAATAGAGACGGCGAAGATGAAACAAAAACAGGGCTGGAATGGATGATAACAGGATTTTTAGAGCGTGGAATCTTTAAGGGTGATCCAAAAGTAATGGCTTTGATTTTTGATAGATTAGAGGGCAAGGTCAGTCAGCCATTAGAGGTAGATAGCAATGTGTCAATTGAAAGAGAAATACCAACGGATCAATTATTTGAAGAGCTCGATAAACTTGCTGAAGCCGTTAGAAAACGAGAAATTGCAGATACTAAGCAATCAGAGTAAATATAAATGGAAATTTTATGGTAGAGAAAAACAATTACCACCTCCTGGAGATTGGAAAATTTGGGTAATATTAGCTGGTCGCGGATTTGGTAAAAGTCTAGCAGCAACACAATGGGCACGGTTTAAAGTTGAATCATCGGATAAGCCAACACATGGAGCTTTTGTAGGTAGAACGCCGGCAGATGTACGCGATATTTTAATTGAAGGTGAAAGCGGTATTTTAAATATATCGCCACCTTGGAATAAACCTATCTATAAGCATTATAAACGTCAGTTAATATGGCCAAATGGAAGCATAGCACATACCTATTCTTTTGAAAATCCAGATCAATTACGCGGCCCCCAGCATGAATGGGCTATTGTAGACGAATTGGCATCGGCATCTGATGAGAAATCTTGGGATAATCTTATGTTTGGGATGAGGTCAGGAAAAAATCCGCAAATCATGGTTACAACTACGCCTAGACCGATTAAAATTATTAAAGATTTACTGAATCTTTTATAAAAGCCATTGAAAAAAAATATCTTAATACACGAATTGGCCGTCAAGAAATTTTTGCTGAAATTTTAGATGATGTTGAAGGTGCGTTATGGAATTTTGAGATGATTGAGAAGAATAGAGTTAAAATTGCACCTGAGTTAAAACGAATTGTAGTAGCCATTGATCCTGCTGGGACGTCAAAACAATCTAGCGATGAAACCGGCATTATTGTGGCCGGTTTAGGAATCGATGATCACGGATATGTGTTAGCTGATCAATCAATGCGTGCTTCGCCGTCTCAGTGGGCGTCAGAGGCTATTAGACTCTACGAACATTGGAAGGCTGATATGATTATTGCCGAATCTAATTACGGCGGTGATATGGTGGCTTTAACACTTAAAACAGCTTCTAAAGATAAGATTATACCTTTTAAGCTTGTTACAGCATCAAGAGGTAAAGATATACGCGCTCAGCCGATTGTCTCATTAGATGAGCAAGGGAGGATTCACCATGTTGGCATATTCGAAAAATTAGAGGATCAAATGTGCTCATGGATTCCTAATGAGCCTCATTCAAAGAGTCCAGACAGAGTTGACGCACGAGTTTGGGCTTTGACTGAGCTAATGTTGAATCAATTGGCCGTTCCGCAGTTGACTAGGCTGGGTTGAAATATTCGCAATTTGAAAGAACTTTGATTATTTATTAAAATACTGGTTGACAAGTTCGTACGTACGAACTATAATGTACTCGTAATATAACGATATTACAGGGTTTTAATAGAAATTTAAAAGGAGAATGAAATGAGTTACAAAATTATAAAAAAATCAAATTATTATATTGGTACAATCACAAATGATAAATATATCGGATTTTTAAAAGATGATGAAACTGGCGATATTTTAGAATTTGATACAAAAGAAGAGGCGCAAAATTTAATTACCGCAAGAGAATCTGAAGTTTATATTAAATATTAGAAAAAAAAGAGAGACCGAGAAAAAGGCACAATGTAAGGTTACAGAAGGTTGTGGTAAGGAGGTAAGTTATTATGATTTACCTGATGTTTGTTATGAAGAGGAAGAATAAATCAGGAGAATGAAATGAAAAAGAAAAATTATTATGCAAAAGCTTATTACGATTGTGGAAATTGTTGGGCAGTTATTGCAGATAATAATTATGAAACTTTTTTAAGAAACTTTAATAAAATTAGGAGAATGAAATGAAAACTGAAAAAATTACTTTAGATACCGTTTCTAGGCACATTAAGAAGGAGATTGCTCGGATAGATGATAGTGAATGGACAGCTAAAATGCTACTTCAAATTAACAATAAAATTAACACTACCGAAGGACATATGTATGTCAAAAAAATGAAAACAAGGAGAATGAAATGAAAACTTTACAAGAAAAATTAGATTTTTTAGATTCTATAGGTGGTTTTAGAATCACTTTATGGGAAGATTTTGATGTGGTCGGTGATGGTTTACATTTAAATACGTTTGATTTAGATTTTCTTTCAGAAATGAACACAGACGAACGGGAGGGTGATTCAGTAGTTATTGAATTTGATTTTGACAATGATATAGATACGTCGTCTGTGAGTAATTTATGTTCGTTGACAGATGAGCCGATTACCTCTAAAGAAGAATTTATTAAAATAATTGACATGTTAATTACTGGAAATATTGGTTATTCAGATTATATTGAACGAGAAGCTTTGGGGTATGTTGCAATTTCTTTATGTAAATCAGAAACAATAGCGTAAACATTCAAAAGAGAAATTATTATGAAAATGTATCAAATAAATGGATTCTTGAGCATTGAACAACAAACAATAATTGCTGTAAAATCATTAAAAATTGGTTATGATTGTAGTTTTGAAGAATATGGTTCTACTACATTTATTACATTTACTAAAATGGACAATTAATAGGAAAAAGTCATGAAAATAACTGACGAAAAATTAGAAAAAATCCTTAAATGGATGCTTAATCGAATGTGGCATCTTGAATTAAAATGTTTTGCCAATAAACAGAATATTAGCCCGGATACCTACGAAGTAATGCGTGAAAAGTGCAAAAAGTTGCAAGAATATTATGAAGATATTGAGAGGTCTTTTTTCGGAGAAGAAGGGAAAGAAGAAAATGAAAGATCTAACAACTAAACAAGCGGCAATCATTCTTGAAATTTCAGCAAGCATGGTAGGCCGGCTTTATCGTCAGGGAAAGCTTAATGGTTATAAAATTAATCCAAGCTGTTTGATGGTTAAGCAAGATGCTAAATTTAGGAAAATGGAGCGATATTATGGTATTTTGAAAGAGAAAATACGAAAATCAAAAGAGGTAAAGAATCATGAATCTTATAGAGGAAGAAAAAGAAAATTGCGCCTGGAAGGTTTTAGAGTTTTATGAAGATCAGGAAAATTGGTTAAGTTTTTCGGATGGAATGCCTTCTGAGGTGGAAAAGGATCATGGTAAGTTAGCTGGTTTAGCTGTAAAAGTGATAGAGGAACGAGATAAAGATGAGATTGAGCGTCTTTCATCGCTTATCAATATAGCAATAGGTTTTTATTAAAAAGAGGTAAAAAATCATGAATAAAACAGAAATAAATGAAAAATTAATAGGTGTAGTCAAATTAGGATTACCTGATGAAAACATATTATCTATATTAGAAAAAGGTGCGGATATTCATTATAGAACTTTTATCGGATGGACGCCTTTGATGTTTGCTATTTATAACGGGCATTTGGAAACTGTACAGTTTTTATTAGATAAAGGAGCAAATGTACATGATGTATATGATGACATATCACTATTGCGATTTGCTGAAATTGCATTAGATCGTGCTGAACAAATCAGAGATATAATAAGCAAAAAAATTACTATAAGAAATAAAAATCATGACTAAATGCAATGAATTTTGGAAATTTTTAGAAGATAAGATTGAAAAAAAATATCCATTAACCAAATGGCTTATAAATCCATATTCAAGACCTGGGTTTATAACTATAGATCTTACATTAAATATTAATGGAATTGGTGTCTATTCTACAACGTTTCTAGATCTCAAAAAACTGAAGATAGAAAGCAATGGAATAATGTTGCAGATTCTTTTATAACAAAATCATTCCAAGTTTGTTTAGATGCATTTTCTAAGGATCAAGTTAAGAATATAGTTAATCGGTATGGGAAAAAACGTCTATCTGAAATACAAGATGCACAGAACATTGGCGAAGTTTCTGCAATAATTCGGCGCATTACCGGAAAAGACCGTATAGTTGATTAAAAACCTAAATTAAGCTACACTTTCGCTATGAAATTATTTAGGCGAAAACAGCAAGTTATTGAAAAAAAGGCACAACCGCCGTGTATGGAATCAATTATACGCCAGTCATTAGTTGAATCTTTATTAACTCAAAAACAATATGATCTAGCAGCAGATATAGCTTTACAATACTATTCGATAATAGCTCCTATTGGAATTGGAATTAGGAAGATAGCTAAAGGGGGCGGCAGTATTAATCCGTTGATATATGACGAAAACAAAGAGCAATATACTGAGTTTGAACCATTAGAGGATTTATTAGCTAATCCGAGTATGATAGACAAATCATGGAATGAGTTTGTACAAAAATATATTACATTTTTATTAGTTACTGGTAACAATTATATGGTAGCTAATTTCATTGATTTAAATCAAGAGCCTAAAACGTTGTCGATATTGCCACCTCAAATAGTTAAACCGATCATTAATGAAGGTGATATAAGCTATTATCAAGTAACTACAGCATCTGGTGTGCCGCTTGAATATCGCAAGCAAATTATTAATAAACGAATATTATATGTCGCAACTTTATCTAATGGGACCGATTTATTATGAAATTGAGCAATATCTAGCATCAAGCATACATAATTTATCGATTTTAAAGCGCGGTGGTACATTGACTGGGACATTTAAAACTCCTGGTTTGTTAACTCAAGAACAACGTGATAGATTGAACCAGCAAATTGCTGATCAATATTCGGGAGAATTGAATAGCGGTAAATATTTCTTGGCTGAAGGCGGTTTAGATTATCAGCCATCGCAGCAGACTAACAAAGATATGGAATTTATACAGCTTAAGGCCAAAGATGAGGAAATGGTTTATAAGGCTTTAATGATTCCGCTAGCGCTGATGACAACGGCGGTTATGACGATGTCAAATTTAGAGACCGCAAAATTAGATTTATATGATGAGGCTATATTACCATTAGTTGATCGTATTTATGCGGATCTAACAAGCTTTTTAATGCCATTTTATGATAATTCTGAGAATTTAATTATTTCTTATGACCAAAATAAGATATCTGCATTAGAGCCAAGGCGTATGCAGACGCTGAAAGATTTAGTAGGTTTGGGTGTTTTAACTATCAATGAATTACGGGCTAAATTGAATTACGAGGCATTAGATGAAGGCGGTGATGCTATCTATGCACCGGCTACCGATATTCCTATTGCGATTGATCAAAATACTACAAATCCACAAAAAGCTATTTCACGACAGATCTTTACTAAAGTTTTACAAAAGAATTACGGATCATTATTTGACCAGGCAGAAATTGATAAGATAGCAGATCGGGCTTATGGCTGCTAATAAATACAATGAGACTGATAAGAAACAAAAGCAGGCGGCAGCCAAAGATTTAGCCTTAAAATTATCTTTGGAGGCTGGTTTATTAATTAGTCTTCGCGGCTTATTTGGTGAATTGTCAGGTGATTTTGTTAAGTCTGTAACGGCTACAGGCGCGATTCCTTCTGTCGATGATTTTAGACAAGAATTAAATAGAACATTGAATGACCATTATATTAACGTTTCATCTAAGTTTGATCAACAGGTATTAGATGCAATAGGAACATCAGAACAATTAGCGCGCGTACAACAGCAAATAATACAAGGTAATGCTATCCATGCAGCAATTAAAGCACCAAAATCTGCGGCGCAAATCTCACAAACATCTTTAGGCAATATGCATGAGGCATTGCAAACTACGGCTATAGAAGCGGCTCAGCAAGGCGAAATATTGAATAATAAACAGTTGGCTGATAGATCTAAATTGAAGGTTGATCAATCATTCGATGCCAAAAGTCCAGTAATTGCTGCGACCGAAACTAACAATGCAGCCGAACAAGCAAAGCAGCATGAAATTAATACTATTGTAACAACAAGTGTGGTAGCGGCAGAAATTTTACCAACACCTATAACAATTCCGAAAAAGAAATGGTCTGCAATATTAGATGAGCGCACAAGACTTTGGCACGCTGAAGCAGATGGTCAGGTGAGGGATTTTGACGAACCTTATATTGTAAATGGAGAGCTTTTGATGCATCCTAGCGATGATTCATTAGGTGCATCACCAAATAATATAATTAATTGCCGATGTTCATCTACGATTATTATAGGTTAATGTAATAAATATTTTACAGCAAAATGGCTTAAAATTACTGTTTTTACAAGCGAATAATCATTTTTATAAAAACAAATATAATTCATTGGTAACGTCATTTTATGAATTATGACGCTAGCAATGACGCTAGCAATGACGCTAGCAATGAAAATTTTCCATGTGGAATATAAAAAAATTTTATACTATACCTTGACATTTTGTGAAAATATGCTATAATATATCTGTAAAATTTAATGTAAGTTTTCATGTGTTATTAATAAGGAAATTTGAAAAAACCGGTTATTACTCTAACCGGTTTTTTTATTAAAGCCGAGTAGAGCAGCCTGGTAGCTTTTTGGGCTCATAACCCAAAGGTCGCAGGTTCAAATCCTGCCTCGGCAATCTGCGTAGTATAGCTTAGTGGTAAAGTCCGGGCTATTTACCTGGAGATCAGAGGTTCGATTCCTCTTACTACGCATCAATTGGGATGTGGTCTAGTGGTAAGACACCGGATTTTGATTCCGAAAATCGTAGGTTCGAATCCTACCGTCCCAGCCAAGAGGATAAGATATGCAATTAAAATTAGAGCAATTTAAGATAGATCAAGATATATTAAAAAATGATCCTTCGAAGGATTATATAAAAGAAATGGCAGAAAAAGCAGCAAAAAATATAGACGATGCAATTAGAAATTATATGAAAAAACATCATTTAGCTAAAGAAGATTTGAAAAATTTCCAAATAATATCAGCATATCCATGGCCATATATTAATCAAGAATTTTATGATAAAGATGGTATAACAGGATATAAACAAGAATTTTCGATTGCCCCATGTTAAAAGAGGACTAAGAAGATGCACAAAATAAAAGTAGATGCTCAAGAAATAGCTGATTTTTTTATTAAATAATTAATATTTCTCTTGACTTTTGGCAACGTTACTAGTATAATAGATTTATTATGACTGATCTATTAAAAAAATTATCGGATAAAGTGTCTGTATTAGAAAAGCAAGTAGAGACTATTTCAAGCAATTTTTTATCATTACAAAGTTTAATACATGACACAAATTTGAATTTTGCTTCTCACTTTCGACAACATGCTGATCGTGATCTTTTAATAAAAGAGGAATATGAGAAATTAGAGGAAAAATTAGAGGAAAAATTGGAATCTCAATTATGAAAATTATGAAATTTAATTGTTTTGTATGTAATGAGAAATGCAAATATTCTTCTATAACTTATGATCTAACTTTCGCCAAGGTATTAGAATGGCAAAAAGTTCTTCCAGTGGGTTGTTATCTCTGTGAAAGATGTAGTGAAGCCTTTAGGCAGCTTGTTCAAAATTATATTTTTGTATTAAGCACAGCAATTCCACAACTAACTGAAACCAATTTAAATAATTGGGGGAAACTTTTCGATATTAATCGAATTGAAGGCGAAACTTATAAAAAATTTTCTAAGCGTTTACAAGATCATTTATTGGAAAAAAATAAATTTCTGAAAAATAACAAACCATGAATATGCTCTCAGTCAAAGATGTAGCAAAAGAATTCAATCTTTCGAAGTCAACTATTTCTAATTTATGTCGTTGTGGAAAACTTACTGCGATTAAGCTTAATGCTGGAAAGGCTACTAGATTTACTATGATTCTAAAGGATGATAAATTTGAAGAAATGAGAGGATATTATGAGAATATTAGATAAATTTTTTTTAAAAAGATTGTTTCATTCTTTAACAAGAAAAGCAAAAACTTATACAGATTATAAGATTCTTATGGTTTTTTATCATAAGATTAGTGACATTGAAGCAGGCTTATGTGAACCTACAGAAATATTGCAACAGATTATAACACATGGACAGTATTTACTTGACCATATTGATGTTGATACATTTCTTGAATGGGAAAATTTACAAAAGCATTTAATGAAAAAGTTTAATGAAAAAGATAAATCATGATTAAATGTAAAGATTGTAAATATTGGGAAGCAGAAAAATCAAAATCTTTTCAAGAGGACGGCATTTCTTATAAAAAACCAATAACTTTTTCAGGCTTTGGTTATTGTAAAAAAGTAACGGCTTTTTATTTCTCCGGTTTAAATCAAATAACTGTAAGCACGGCCAACTATGATAGTACTTTTAAAAATACAGATAGTAACGTACATCCTTTCTTTTCTTCTAGAGAGTTCGGATGTATTGTTGGAGAACCCTTAGAAAATGGAGAAAAAACACATGATTAGATGTAAAAAATGTAAGTATTGGGATGGAATTACTACTGGGTCAGATCAAGAACCTAAAGATGCGTTATATGGATATTGTAAAATGCTTTTTGTACTTCAATCTTGTGTATCACAAACACATATATTATATATTAGAAGTAAGGAAGAACAGACTATTTCACGAAATATGTCTAAATTTTCTACTGCTTTTGATTTTGGTTGTATTAATGGTAAAAAAGCAAAATGATTCTTATGAAAAGAGGTGAATTATGACAAATATGAGAAAAAATGAAAATCCGTTTATTTATAATTATGTTTTTGTTGAAGACGATTTGAGGCGGTTGTCTATTAAATTGTCTGTTAAACTTACATTAATAGAACGATTCTTTTTATTTTTTTGGCCGACTTATGTACAATTTTCGGATAACTATGTTTGGCATTATAAGCAGCGTAATAATAAATATTATTTGATGAAAGTTGAAAAAATACCTGAAATTCCTATGCCAAAGTGATTAATTCCGATAAAGGTTCTTAACTATGAAAAAAATATATTTAAAAGTTTTTTATGAGACTAATTTATTTGTAGGCGATTTTTCAAATGGTAGCTTTTATGATGGTTTCATAGAATTACCTGATAAAGAGGCTGACCAATTTATTGAAGATTTTTATGAGAAAGGAGTCGTCGCGATGTATCCACATAAAAAGGGTGCTTCATGGGATGAGCCTGTTTTTTCTGATAAAAAAGAAATTTTTGATTTTACTACATCAGATACTGAAAAAATCCAAAGTATAATAGGAGGGGATATATATATCCAACATAAGCCGACCGATGGTGGTTATAAATATTATTATTATTTGGATATTGAAAACAGTTAACACTAATTCCGATAAAGGTTATTATCGGAGATAGGAAGATAAAATATGAACAAATCACAAAAAATAACAGACTTAGAAGAATTTGCATTTAACCATATAATTAAACCATATTATTTTGATTTGATTGGCAAAGACAAAGATCAAGTATCTAATAAAGTAATATTTAGTTTATTAAAAATAGCTGACATGCTCTCACAAGAAACAGAGTGGTCTCTGGAGGTGAAAAAGAGAATAAAGAGTATTGGGTTTTATTTTCCATTATATATTCATCATCCATTAGTAGATGCCTTAAAGGATGTTGTTGAAGTAAGATCTGACGGGGTCCTTAAGATAAAGGCCATTATCGGAGATAACGAATCTTGTTGGAGAAACAGTCCCTAAGGGAAAGCTTGAGGGCATAACGGTCGCAAAGAGCTACACTTAGGAGGAAAAGGTAAGAATAGAGGTAATCGTTATTAAGTCCTCAAAGGTAACCTATAGACGATAATAGCAGATAAAATCCCATCTGCACACTGAGTATCAAGTGGTTTCTCATAGTGGTAGTACGACTCTTATAGCAGAATTGGTAAATGCTCACGTTACCCGCGTGTGTGATGTCAATAAGGTCGGTAACACTATATGATATTCGGGGTTCGAGTCCCCGTAAGAGTTGTACTAAAATATGAATATAAAGATTATTATCGGAGATAAGAGAAGATTTAAATTATGAGATTAGATAAAAAATATAATGCTATTATTGCTATCAATCCAGAAGGTAAAGGATTTTTAGTTAATTGGATATCGCCAGAAAATTGGATGCTTGAAGCTTATAAGGATTTTGATTGTTTAGAAGAATTAAGATTTGATCTTGACCCAGGTTTATATTATGCCTCCATGATAGGTTATTATTGTTGTGGTGATATTTGCAAATGTGAAGCGCATGATTGCTTTGAGACAGACTGGATATTAACAAAAAAGATTATAGATTTTACAAATGTGAAAAGATAAAGGTTATTACCGGAGATAAGTTTTATTAACTAAATTGGAGAAAATTATGAATTCAAAAAAAACGTTTGACTTGCTAAAAAAGGAACTTCAAGATAAAGAGGTTTATCGAGGATGGCAATCAAATATCGCAATGGCATTTCAAGATGAATACAATAGTCGAAAGAAATAATTAAAATGTTTCTATTGGTATCATTTGCACCGATATTGCTTGCATTGTTTCATAATTATGAGGAAATGGTCGGCGCAATAATATTGGGAATATTTGGTTTTACTTTATTTATCGCGTTGATATTTTTTTGTGAAGATTAAATAAGGTTATTATCGGAGATAGGAGGTAAAATTATGAATAATGAAATAAGACAGCAGCAAGAAGAAGAAGCAAAGGCTTATTACAAGAGATGTTTATTAGAAATAATGTCAAAACGAGTTCCAAAAGGTCAAAAATATCCACCTGGAGCTAGGGTATTTATAAGCAATAAAATGCCTCCATGGATGAATCATTTTGATCGCGGAGTAATTGGAACGGTAGAATATACTTATACCCACATGTTTAGAAATCCAGAAAATCCTGACTATGATGATTTAAAAAACGAACATTCAAAGGAATATTCTATTAATATTGATGGCCAGGGAAGTGTTGCATGGTATGGTGAAGATTTATTAACTAGAGTGAAATAAAGGTTATAACAGGAAGTAGGAAGCAGGAAGAACATATCATGCAAACAACGAGTTTTGAATTAAGTAGAAAATTGAAAAAATTGGGTATTAAACAAGAAAGTTTTTTTTATTGGGTAAGATGCGCTATCGATTTGTCTAAAAAAATAGCTGAGGAACATTATTCCTTACAAGTTGTTATTCATAATTGTAATAACTTCGTTTATTATTTGAGTTTCGAGAAAATAATAGATGAAGAATATGAATTTGGTTATTGGCAGCCGCTTAATGTAGATATACCATTTAAAGAAATAAAAAATATTTTTACAATAAAATATAAAAACCCAGTCGAAGCAGCCGGCCAACTCTTAGTATGGTGTATCGAAAATGGGCATGTTAAACCGGAGGAATTGTAATGCAAAATAACAAATCTTGTCTTAACTGTAAATATGCTATAATTACATTGCTTTGAAAAAGTAAGCAAGCAATTCGCAGGCGATAAACGTATCGCCCTATAACGCTTATCAAGCCCTTAAATACACAAATATTTAAGGGCTTTTTTCTTTTTGGGGACGTTATTTTATTTGATGGCTATTTGACGGCTATTTGATAATCAACTGTTCTCAAAATGAGATTTAACATTATTTAATGAATCTATTACAATCTCATAGCATTTAGACTTATCCGGTGGTTCTGATGCAGCCTCAAAGCTAGTATATTTTACATCATGATCTTTAAGCCATTTTTTAGCTTGAGCAGCCGTAAATTTATTCTTATCGAACCTATAAGCTTGAGTAGTGGTAGTTGTTTCGCCTTTTAATCTACCGATTATAATATCTATACCTGGCGCGATATTCTTTCGTCTAAATGATTCTTTCTTAAAATCACCGGGATTTCGGACGCGGGCGGAATGATCTGATGGATACGGCATAATTAAACCCTCATAATTAAGATAATAAAGATAGCTTATCTTATATTTAAGTTAAAATCAAGAATCTGTGGATAAGTCTGTGGATAACCTGTGGATAAGTCTTGCATTTCCTAAAATTATCTTGTAAGCTTATGGCATATTATTAATTTGAGAGGATTTGATATGCCTTTACCGAAACCTAAAAGTGGCGATACTCGCAATAAATTTATATCTCGTTGTCTTAAAGATGACGTGATAAACAGTGAATTTGGCAAAAATGCAGCTCAAAAAATGGCTGTATGTTCAAGCATTTGGGAACATCATGGCAAAAGCGATGAGGAAATTGAAAGCGAACGAGAATATAAAAGCATTCCATTTGAGATGTTTGAGGTTAAAACTGAAACTAAAGATGATCAGGAAATAGGCGTATTTAGAGGTGCATTTGCTACCCAAGATAAAGATTTAGGTGGTGACGTTCTTGCTTCCGAAGCATTTGATAATACTTTTAATGAATATAAAAAAGAAAAAGAGAATATTCAACTTTTTTATAATCACAATATAAATGATTTTCCACTAGGCATTGTTCCTATTAATTCAGTTGAAAAACAAGGTAAGCGATGGCTGATTGATGGTGAATTAAATTTAGCTACACAAAGTGGAAGAGATACTCGCGCTTTAATGAAACAAGGCGCATTAACTAAATTATCATTCGGTTATTCTGTTAGAGATATGGATCTGAGAAAGGACGGAACTAGATTTATTAAAGATGTGAAGTTATGGGAAATATCGATTGTTAATCAACCTATGAATCCTAAAGCTAAAATTAATGAGGTTAAAAATATACCGGTTGAAAATGAAACAGTCGAAGAAGAAGCCATACCAGATACAAAATGTCCGGAATTTAAATTTGATATTAATGATGTCAAATCATTAACGAGTAGAAAAGATTTCAATGAACTCCTGAGCAAGTCAGGTGCATTTAGCAACGAGGCCTGTGAATTTCTTGCAAGTTTGCTTGCATCGACACAGAGGAAATCTGTGGAGAATCGTTATTTAGTTTTACAAAAAGTAAACAATATTAATCAACTTTTGAAGAGGAGTAAAAATTATGTCCGAGGAAATTATAGTAAAACTTGATGAAGCTTTAAGCGGAATCAAGCAAGCTCAGGATGTCGCTGAACGAAATACTGAGCGTCTAGATGCTTTAGACCAAGAACAAATCAAGAAAATCAGTACAGATAAATCTGTTAATTATACTATTGATTATATGGCAAGCAAATATTTTGCTGGCGCAGATGACATGGATGGAGTTAAAAAAGGATTGCGAAAAAATATGCCTACCAAAGATATGCAGGTAGGTGTTGATCCACGAGGTGGATATTGGGTTAGGCCTGAAATGTCGAATACTATCATTGATCGAGTATTCGAAACGTCGCCTGTTCGTCAATATGCTACTGTAACTAATATAAATTCAGATGCTTTAGAGTTTCCAATTGACGATGAGGATTTAGATGCTGGCTGGGTTGGTGAAACCGATCTTAGACCAAAAACTGGCACTCCAGATATTGGCCAGAAATTTATTTATGCAAAGGAAATTTATGCAAATCCTCGTGTGACTCAAAAAATGTTAGATGATGCTGGATTTAATATTGAAGCATGGTTACAACAGAAGATATCTAATAAATTTATTCGAAAAGAAAATACAGCATTTGTAACTGGTGACGGCAATAAAGTTCCTAGAGGATTTTTAACTTATCCAGCTTGGACTACACCAAAAATTTATGAGAGAGGTAAAATTGAGCAAATAGAATCTTCTACAGTTGGTGTTTTAACAAATGGTGATGATGTTAAAAAACTTAAAAATAGATTACTTGAAGATTATCAATCACGAGCTATTTTTATGATGAATCGTGAAACTTTTGAGGTCGTTACTACTTTAAAAACCGGTAATGGAGCATATTTACTTGATCCAAATAGCTTTAAAAATGGTGATACTCAAATATTGCTTGGCAAACCGGTTGTATTTATGAGTGATATGCCTGACATTGCAAGCAATGCGTTAGCAATAGCTTATGGTGATTTAAGCACCGCATATACTATTGTTGATCGTATAGGTATCCGAGTTATCCGTGATGTTTATTCAGATAAACCGTGGATTAGATATTATACTACCAAGGGTACTGGTGGTGATGTTACTAGTTATGATGCTTTAAAGATTATGAAAATTAAAGCGTAATTTTAATTATTTATTAGAGGAGATTTATTATGCCTGAACGAGATTTACGATCTAATTTAGAAATGCAATTAGCATTTAATGCTAACATAACAACAGATACAACTACTGATGGTTTTATTATTGATACAGCTAATTATGATAGTGGTGTTATGTTTGGTTTTATGTGTTCGTCTTATGTTGATGGTACTTATACTGTCAATTTACAAGATGGGGATGATTCTGGTTTAAGTGATGCTGCGGATATTCCTGCATCAAAGATAATTGGAGATAAAACTACAATTTCATTGACCGGCGGTACACCAGAGGGAGATTTATTAGCTACATTAGGTATTACTTGTACTAAAAGATATGTGATGGTACAGATTATATCTACTAGTACATCTAGTGGATCAATAATTAGTGCTATCTGCGTGAAGAAAGCAGAATTATTACCTGTAATCGATCCTGATGTTTAATGAATTGGGAGCATTAATTTGCTCCCAAATTTTTTAATTAGGAGATTGGTATGTATAAAGTTTTAAAAACTTGTAGATTTGCATTTGAACCTTGGGAAAAACAACTGTCTTTAACTAAAGATGAGGTGATAGATTTACCTGAGACAAAAGCTGCGCTTTTACTTCAACATGGGGTTATTGAGATTATTAAAGAAGAAGTTATTGAAGCTGAAAACAAGATGTTAGAACCTGATGAGGATAAAAGTATTAAATTAACTTACAAAAAAAACAAAAAAAATAAGAGGATAAAAAAATGACTGCAAATGTATTAAATTATGTCGATCAAACGGATGGTATTGGTGACAATAACCTGGTGTTTCTTGTAAAATTAAAATAAGAAGCATTACTAGTGGAGATGTTGTTGTAACTACTGATGCTGGTGTAACTTTTGATGGAACTAATAACACTGCTACGTTTAATGCTGAGGATGATGAGTTAGTTATGGGCTATGAATCGGCAATTAAATGGTCTATTTATACTAATAACAGTGTTGTTTTAAGTCCTGTATAAAAAAATGTTATGTCCTATGCATATCCATATATTATTATTCTAGAACCAGTGAATTTGGCGGTATCGCTTGATACCGTCAAAGACCATTTAAAGATAGATGGCACAGAAAATGATGCAGAATTAACATTATTAATTAAGGCTGCGACAAGAATAGCTGAAAATTATACACGACGTACATTTATTAACACTGGATTTCGCACATATCGATGTTGCTTTCTTGATTGCTTTGAATTAAAAAGATCAAAATTTCAAGCATTAGAGAAATATGAATATTTAAAAGATGGTACTTTTACTATAGTTGATAGCTCTCTTTACTACATTACTAGCGACACTGCTTATTCTAAAATACTTCTTAAGGATGGAAGTAGCTATCCGTCTGATATTGACATGAACGAACAAGCTATCATCATAGAATTTGTAGCTGGATATGGGGTTGACGAAGAAGATATACCTTATGATTTACGTCTGGCATTATTAAATCATATTACTGCTTTGTTTGAAAATCGAGGCGATTGTGATTGTGTATCTGCCGTAACAACTGTGCCAAGCACTCAGAATTTACCAGCTACATCTAGGATTGTATATGATCAATATAGAATATTAGACATAGGTAATAATTGTGGCTGTCTGTGACAAAATTAGACGAAAAAGTACTAGAGTTTGTATTGGTTCTTTAAATAGACGTGTGAAAATTTTTACCCGGTCATTGACGCCGCCAAGTGGTAGTGATGTTGATTTTTTAGAAGATTTTGTTGAAAACCGTGAAGTGTGGGGAATGATTGACACAGTAACTGGAGTCGCTGAATTTGATGAAACAAATGTAGAAATGGTAGTTATTACTCATGATGTTTATATTCGCTACATTCCAAGCATTACCTTTGAAAAATGGCTAACCATTGAAATTGGCAGAAAACAAGAGAATGTTTTTCCTATGATTTGGCCATTTAAATTCGGATCAACACCTATAGATAAGCGGTTGCGTATAATCAGGGTACAAAATTATCAGGAAAATAATAAATTTTATCGATTACGCTGTACTGTCCGTGGAATTGATACATTACCAGTTAACGAGGTTTGATGATGAAACTTACGCTTGATCCAAAAAGCAGGAGAGGATTGATAGCAATTAAAGAGATGAACAAGAGAACTTTGCAGGGTATTCGTTCGGCTTTTTTTGATATAGGAAAGGATTTAACGAAAGATACACAGACATCAATTATGGATAAGAATAAACATGGTCATTTGTATCGGGTGAAAGTTCGAGGAATAAGTAGATGGCATAGGGCATCTGCGCCAGGTGAAGCGCCGGCGAATTTAACAGGTAAATTGCGTAAATCAACAGGCTTTGAAGTAAGGGGTAGTGATCAAATGGAATTTGGTTATCGTGGCGGAAAGAAAGGTGTTGATTATGGCATATATTTAGAATTGGGAACTAAAAAGGGGGCTAAAGCTGGGAGAGAATGGCGAATGGCCCCTAGACCGGCATTAGAAATGGCTGTAATGAAAAATCAAGGAAATATGCAGTCAAAATTTGAAAATTTAATCAATAAGAGTTTAAGTAAATGAAAGCACAGCATATTATAAATCAACTACAGGCACATTTGCCGCTTTATACAAATCTGTTTAGTGATGAAATTGTTATAAGTTCATTAACTAAAAGCGGAACAACTGTGACGGCAGTAACTGCTATTCCACATGGATTAGCTACCGGAGATTATGGCGTAATAGTTGATGCTTTAAGTCCTGTTGGCGTTATTAATCTAACTTATATCGATAATGGATATGATGAGGTTAAACATGGAATTGAAACAAATTCAGAATTGCGAGGTAAAACTACAACACAATTAGGGAAGCTGGTTGCATTTGCGGAAACTAATTTAGCTCATGATTTAACTGAAGATTGGCAAAACAAGATAAATATAGTTGGCGCAGATCAATCTGAATATAACGGAGAACATTATCTGTTAACAGTTCCTAATCGTAAAAATTTTACTTATTTATTAGAAACCGAACCATCTGCGACACCTGCAACTGGCACTATTAAATTAGTAGAAAATATTCCTTATAATTACAATGGATTTAAAGAATTTACTGTAGTCGATGCTACAACATTGACTTATCAATTAACTAGAGATGTTGAAAGTCCAGCTTTAGGTAATCCAAAGCTTAGAATTAGGACGCGTATAAGCGGAGGCGTTGATATTGAACGTTGTAATGATGCTTATACAGCTCACCCTAATAATAAATTATGGGGCTTTGTTGTTCTAGGTGACGCTATTGCGAATAAAGACCGCAATATTTATAACGATGCAATAGCTGCTTCTGGTCGAGGTGAGATTTTTAGGCAAATTAGAATATCACCTTTTAGTTTCTATGTTTTTAAATCATCTATAAATGAAAGAGCTGCCCGTGATGCTCGAGATGTCGCCGAAGGCCTTAATAAACAGATTTGCAAAAGTTTATTAAGAGTAAGATTTCCAAATATTTTTGAAGAAGAGCCATATAGTACAGTAATTTATTCTGGAGATGGCTTTTTTAACTATGATGGAGCGGTTTATATCCATCGTTATGATTATCAGCAGGTTGCACATATAACCTATGGTGATACGGCGATTATCGACCAAACTGTAGCATTTAGAGATCTATATCTTAATTATCAAACACCATTTGATCTATCTAATGATGATGTTTATTCGTCAGCGCATGTGGATTTAGATGATGAACCATTGACTTGAGGAGGTTAATTATGGCTATAAAAATAAAACTTAATGCTGATTTAAGAGGTTATAAAGCTGGAGCTATTTTAAATAGCAATCCAGAAAATGATCTATATTGGCGTCGACGTATACGTGATGCTAAATATGATAATTGTCTGGAGATTTTGACTAAAAAGACAGAATTAAATGAACCAATTAAATTTACAGGTAAATCAGATAAAATTAAACAAAAATAGGCTATAAAATAGATTCTGCGTATAGGCCTGTGGATAAATCTGTGGATAACCTGTGGATAAGTCTTGATTTTAATTTAAATATCTTATATCATTGATCTATTAATTTAATATGAGGTATTTATTATGAGCGGAATACTTAAACCTGTAGTAAAGGGCACAATAATCCCAGATACCGAACTTGTCTTTGATGAAAGTCAAAAAATATTATGTGTTGGGCAAATGACTGCGGCCGGAACGGCTACGCCAGGTGAGCTTTATACATTAATTGGAAATAATAATGAGCAAAATGCTTTATTTGGTAGCCATTCTCAGTTAGCAATGGTGATTAGGCAAGTAAAAAAATATAACAAAAAGAATAGAATTGATGCAATTCCATTAGAAGATTCCGGTACTGGAACTGGGGCTAGCGGAACTATAGTTTTTGACGGAACATCTGCTGGCGCGAATAGTACGATTTATATTGGAGCTGGTGATTATTTTGATAATCGATATAAAATAGATGTTATAGCGGGAGAAGATCCAACGGCGATAGGAGATAAAGTTGCCGCAGCCGTTACTGCCAATACCATATCTCCTGTAAGCGGGACAAATACGACAGGGTCAGTGGGATTCGTATCTATAAATGCAGGCACAATTGGAGATGCAATACCATTATGGGTAGAGGGATCAATTCCTGATATAACTATAACAATTACAGGTATGACCGGAGGAGCAACTGATCCAACTGTTACCGATATTTTTGATGTTGTCGCAAATATTCGTTATCAAACTATAGTCTGGCAATATGAGTATGGATTAACTGAATTAACAAGTTTTCTTGATCCGAGATGGAATCCGCCAAATAAAATTTTTGATGGATCTGGAATTACTACATTTGTCGACACATTATCTAATGTATTGGATGCATTAAATGCCGAAAACGATCAAAATATTGAATTATTTCCTTATCCAAATGTAGATATTACAGCATATAAAGGTATTTGGATTCCAACAATGCCTTATGTAGTTTCTGCTCAATTTGCCGCTATCCGTGCTTTAAGATTAACCGAAGGTGCAGATATTAGTGAATATGTAATCGGGGGCGAAGGAATATTAGATAATTTCGGCGGCATGGCAATAGGTAGTTTACCTTATATGAATACTCCGTTTAAATATCTGCATGTTGGCGATATAAATCAATTTTGGACTGAAGAAGAGCGTGATGAAATAAAAGAGGCTGGCGGTAGTATTATTGGTAACAATGAGGCGAATGATAAAATAATCGCAGATGAAATCGTAACTACCTACAAAAAAAATAATGCTGACGAACCTGATTTAACATTTAAATACTTAAATTATGTCGATACTGTATCTATTTGTCGTGAATATATGACGACTAATTCACGTGAACGGCATAAGCAATCGCGATTAACATTAGGTGATTTAATACCTAACCGCAATATGGCTAATGCATCTAGTATTTCTTCTTTCTTAGACGAGCTTTATGTAAATTTAGCAGATCAGGCTTTAGTTCCAAACAGTGAAGATGCAAGAAAATTCTTTAAAAACAACAAGACTGTAACAATAAAGTTGAAATTGTTGTTACTGAAAATGTCGCCACCAAGATATCTGATGTTAAATTTTCAAGTGATACTACTGATTATATAGTAGAAGTATCGCGAGGTTGGAAAGAATTGCGTAGTTTACATGCTATTCGAATATTTGATCCAGACGGCGAATTTAGTGCAGTCTTTATTGGCATGACGTTAGTTCCTGATCCTGAATATAAGGTCTCACAGGATGGAACTGTAGATTTTGAATTTAAAGGTAATCCATCATATTAAGAGGTGATTTATGGCAATTTCTGAAGTTGAATTTTTATTATCAGAACCTATTGAGTTTTCATATCAAGGGGACATAGAAACAACAAATAAATTAATGTTATATGCGCCTAATTATTCACAGCGTAAATATGCATTTTATTTAGAAAAAGTTATTGCAAAGGCAAGTGTTGAGGGCATGAAATTATTTGCTGATTTTGCAAAACCTGATGATGATAAAGATAAAAAGAAAGAAGAAGCTACAAAACCTGATGGAGCAGCAATGATTAAGGCAATAATGTTTTCATCTTATGATTTTTCTGATGTGATGGATGAATTTAATAAGCTTTTATTAAGTGGCGCATGTAAATTAGACGGAAAAGAAACATTAAAGCAGCTTATATTAGAAAAAACACCACTTGCTGAACAGAAGAATATATTTGCAGCATATATAGAAAATTTTATTATGCCCTCTCTATTCGAGTAAACGAGAGGGATTACGAATATACATTATCTGATTTAGCTGAGTTTTATAATGGAAGCATTTCACGAAAAGAATTAGAAGAAATGCCAATGCAAAAAGTATTAATGCTTCGTGATCATGCAGTTAAAATAGCTAAAGATCGACGGGGAGGGGAGTAATGGCTTTTGATGTAAGCTGGACTTTTCAAGCTCAAGATGCATTTACACCTGTCGCTAAAAAGATACAGGGGTCAGTTAAGACTCTTGAAAAAAGCATGGAACAGCTTTCTAAAAAAACTATCAAAATTGGTAAACAAACCTCAAGAGTTGGTAAAAGTATAAGTATGAAGGTTGGAGTGCCATTGACTGCTTTAGCCGGATTGTCTATCAGTACAGCAGCTAAATTTGGTCGGGCTATGGATACGATCGCAACTAAAACTAACGCTTCAGCTTCGCAAATGGCTAATCTTAAAAAGCAAGTTATGGATTTAGGTATTGCACGCGGAATTACACCTTTAGATGTAATAAATTCTCAAATTGAACTTACAAAAGCCGGATTTAAAGATGTAAATCAAGTAATGGCGCTTACGCCACAACATTTAAAATTGATGCAAGCAACAGGAGATGATGCGGCAATAACAGCATCAACTATGTCTGCTGTTATGGTTGCGGCTCATGGAAACATTAAAGAGTTTAATAAAGATTTAGATATTATAAGCCAAGCATTTGAGCAAGGTGGTATTACTTCTGCGGATTTTAATAATGCTTTGCGACTTGTTGGTGGATCGGCGCAAGCTGTAGGTTGGGATATGAAGCAATTAGGGGGGGTATTAGTTACAACTTCAAAAATGGGGATGACTTCTTCTGAGTCAATGATGCAATTAAAAATGGCTGCACTGAAATTAGCGCGTCCAACTAAACAAGTAAGTGCTATTTTAAAAAAAGCAGGTATTGAGTTTTATGATCCACATACAAAAAAATTAAAATCAGTAGTTGGTATTACAAATGAATTAAGTAAGGCGCATAAACGATGGGGTGATAGACTGAATATGACAGCATTATTAGGATTGGTACTTGGTCGGTCAGCTACAGAATTATTTCAAAAATTAGCACAAAATAAAGATATGTTAGAAAGGAATACCAAGTCAATGCATAAAGCTGGCGGAGTGATGGATAAATTAGCTGATATTCAATTAAGAGGATTAGCTGGTCAATTAGAAGTATTACATGCGGCATTTCAAGTATTACAATTGGCATTTATGGACCCACGTGCGACTATGGCGGTTGCAGGGTGGATTCGTTCATTTGCTGGACTTTTAGAAAAACTAAGTAAACTTAGTCCAGCGACTAGATATTTTATAGATAAGATGATTGCGCTAGGTATTATTTTGGGGCCGGTTATTATTGGACTTGGAAAAATGATTATAATATTTGGTTTACTTATGAGATTTGGTAAATTAGGCGTGGTAATAAAAGGCATAGCTACTGCATTTGTATTTTTAACAAGAAGCATGTTTGGTTGGATTGGATTAGCTGTTACAGCCATTACAACAATTACTATTTTATACGAAAAATATGAGAAATTTAGAAATGTTTTAAAAGATATAGCTGAATTTATGAAAGTTGGTGTGTTTATGCCGTATTATGCTGGCCGAGCTGTATATCGTGGTGCTGCCGCAATGGGTAGAGGAATAGAACACATGGCAGGAATGGGCGCGGCCCCTGCAAGAGGAATATCATTACATCCATTAACAATGCAGCAACAAGTCGCTCATGCTCTGCATATAAATATAAATGACAAAGGCAAAAATATAGAGTCAATTCATAGTACAGATAAAAATACAAAAGTAAGCATGAATAGTACCGGTCTTAACATGGCCTACTCGAGGATTTACTGATGGCCTTTACATTCCTTGGATTAAATAAAGCCTCTTTTCGTAACGTAGAATTTCTATATGAATCTGGAACGACAACAGGAGGACGTAAAACTGTCGTACATGAATTTGTTAATAAAGATACTAGATTTGTAGAAGATGTTGGTAAAAACTTAAGAACGTTTTCTATTATTGGTGTGATTCATGGTGCATTTTATCAGACAAGAAAAAAGGAACTTGAAGCTGCTTTAGCAGATAAAGCTACTATAGGAATATTGGTTCATCCTCTATTAACTGAAAATGTAAATTGTAAATGTACTGGTTATTCGCTTCCTGAGGACAATGCAGATCTAGGTATCGCGCGTTATGAAATGACATTTTTAGAAGCTCAGCCAAATATTCAACCATCCACAACCGGTCGTAATAAGGCGCTAATTAATCGCATATATGATGCGATTTATAAATTCGCAGAGGACTTTTTAAAGGCAGAAGCTATAATCGATTTTGTTAAAAACATTAATTATATAGCTCAGAGATTAGATTCTTTGATTGATGTTTTTAATGATATTGATAAGACAATAATTTCTGATGCTGATGATAAAGATACTTACCATGAATCTGCTACGACTTTTAAACAAAATACTTATCGTATTGCTTCTGATCCGGATAGATTAGGTGCTGATACCACAGATTTGTTTAAAAAATTTGATACATTAGCACAAACTGGCGAAGTTGGATTTTATGCAAATAGCCAGTTATTTGATCCATTGATTGATAACGATACCATTAGCAATAAAACCATTGAATTGCAACAGCGAAATACAGATCGCGGAGTATTAAATGGGGCGATTAATACGCTGGCTATAAATAATATGAGTCGGGCAGCTATCAATATTGAGTATAAAAATACATTACAATTAGATGATATCATTGATAAATTAGATAAGGCCTATAACGACCTATTAAACAATCCAAATAATATTTTATCAGAAGAATTGAGCCAAATTCTTGAAACACAGCGCAATGAATTGCGAAAATATTTTAATGTGTTGCGCATTATTATTCCAAAAGTTATAACTATTCAAACTGCTCCGATGCCAGTTACCATCTTAACTTATCAATATTATGGAGCAACTGATAATTATGGTGACATAATAGATTTAAATCAAATTTATAACCCTTCGCTTATAGATGAAGTATTAGGATTGACTATTCTGCTAGTCCTGACAGTCATACATTTATAGTTACAGGACGTGATAAGACTGCCGATATTATAGATAGCACTTGTGAGATATTTACCTTAACAGCCGGTAAATCTTTAAAAGAAGTAGCACAAAAAATTTTAGATCTTCTTGGAATAACCGATATAAAAATATCAATACAGAAAGGTTTAACTATTGATCCATTTACCCCAACTGATATAGTAAGTTTTCCGTATGGAACATCCTATTTTGACATTCTTGAAGAATATGCTAGAAAACGACAGGTATTGGTGACTACTGACGGAAATGGTAATATTTTATTTTCAAAAGGGACTACAACCAATAAGTTTAAGACTGTTTTATCAACTAATCCAAAAACAAAAAATACTATAAAAAAGGGATCGTTAGCTATTGATGCATCTAAAAAATTTCACAAATATATAGTTAAAAATATGGTTAATGATAGTTCTGGTTTAGGTATTTGGGTTACTCCAGATAGCGATAATGATGCAAATTTAACTGAATATATAATTGATGAAACAGTAAATAGAAAATCAAGAATTTATAATTTTATTTCTGAAGTTAGTTGCGACCGCCCTACCTTAAAAGAACGTGCTGCATGGGAGGCTAATTTTAGGCAAACGCAGGCTAAAAAATATTCATATACGGTAGGTTTACATACTCCGCCAGATGATCCTAAAGAGATTTGGAAACCAAATTATTTAGTAGATGTACAAGATATTTATGGAGATGGAGATAACGAATTATTGATAAGTAGTGTAACATATCGTTATAATTTATCGATTGGTAGTGAGGTTGACCTAGAATTAGTACAAAAAAATGCATTTTCTATAGAATTAGCTAAATTAGAAAAGCCTTTGGCAGGTGCTGATGCGGCAGATGATTTAGTACTTAGAGGGGATATATCATGATACGACGTATTTTTAATAAAGTTCATAATTTAATAAAATATGGTTATGTTTCTTTACCCGGCAATGATTTTTCAATAAATGGTAAACCTGTTACAAAAGCACATGCACAAATTATATCTCTAGGATCACCTAGGGCAATAGCGGTAATTAGTCCATACGGATTAAATGCCAATTTACCACTTAAAACAAAAGTTTTGATATGGAATATTTTAGGACAAGAGGATAATCCTGTTTGCATTGGTTTTTCTCAAGAAGATAGATTTAAAGATTTAAAACCTGGTGAGGTTGTAGTTGGCAATCCAAAAAGCAGAGCATTTATTAAATTTGATAAAGATGGTAATATAGAGATTAATGCGCCAGGAGAATTAAACATAAAGGCGACCAAAGTTAATATAGATGCTGATGAAACTAATTTAGGTGTAGGGGGCGCAAAAATAGCGCGATTAGGTGACGAGGTAACCGTCAATAGTGATATTGGCACAATTACCGGATCAGGTGATAATACTTCAATTTGAGGATTATTTATGAATTTTTTAGAAGCAGCTTATGCATTAAAAAATGATAAAAAAGTAAGACGTAAATGTTGGTCTAAATCTGTATATTTAGAATCAGATCAAGAAAACATATATCATGTAGTTATTGAATGTAGCAAATTATCTAGTTATGAATGGATTACATGTGATTTGCTTGATTATTTGGCTAAAGATTGGGAGATAATAAAAGAAAATGGGTGATCCAATTGATATAAAATTGAATAATAATAAGGGCTATTGGGATATAAGTTTTGATTCTCAGGGTGATTTTGTGCTTGAGGATGGCTTTGATAATGCTATTTTGATCTCTTTAATGTGCGAAAGGCGAGCTAATGAATCTGAGGTTGTAGCGCCACAATTTAGGCGCGGATGGTGGGGTAATGAAACAAGCGATTTTGATAATTTTGAAATAGGCTCTAAATTATGGTTATTAGCTCAAGCGCGAGCGACGCAAAATACTCTTAATCGCGCCATTAATTATACCCAAGATGCATTACAATGGATGATTGATGATGGTTATGCTGAACAAATAACTGTTGATGCATCATATAATAATTTAACTAATCTTATATTATTAATAACATTTGTACGTTCTAATAACAAAACATTTACGAAAGGTTATGATGTATGGAATAATACATTTACAGAGGTTTAATTATGCCAATTACAGTATCAACAACTAGAAAAGAAATCGCAGATAGAATAAGGACAGATGTACAAAATGCATTACCACAGTCAAATCCTTTCTTAAAAGAGTCCTGGATAGATGAATTAATTAGTGGGCTAGCTGGTCGTGATTTTGACTTATATAAATTTCTTCAATTATCATTTAGACAATTATTTCCTGATACTGCAATTGGAGTATTTTTAGATAGGTGGGGTAATTTTAAAGGAATAAATAGAAATCCAGCAACAGCAGCCGCAGGTTTAATTACTGCTACAGGTATAGCCGGGTCACTTGTTCCTATAGCATCTCTCCTGTCAAATCAAGCTGATGTTGTTTACGAAACGCAGGAAAATAAAACGATCTCAAGTCAAACTACAGATGTTGCAACTTTGACTAGAGCCGGTTCAACAGTAACAGTTACAATGCCAGCAGATACTCCGCACCATTATGTTGTAGGACTATCACAGACTATTAGCAATGCTGTAAATCCTGAATATAATGTAACAGCTCCGGTAACTTCTATTATTTCTGAATTAATTTATACTTATGAAATCAGTACAACACCACCTACGCCTGATGGCGGTGCAAATATTAAAAGTACGGCTACTTTTGCTAGTATTAACGTAAGATCTCAAGTTTTTGGCGAAGATACAAATGCTGCAAATGGCGACATTTTAACTTTTGCAAGTGCTATTTCTGGCGTAAATGCAACTGCTACTGTGCAATTTCCTGAAATATCTGGAGGGACTGATATAGAAAGCGATGACGATTTCTCAAAACGAATACAAGAAGCATATCAAAATCCTAATGCTAATTTTAATATTGCTACTATTATAAGTGTAGCTAAAACTGTGCCAGGCGTAACAAGGGTATGGGTGCAACCAATTACGCCAGGAGTGGGCGATACTACTGTATATTTTGTTAGAGATGATGATGGTGCGGGTTTTGGTATAGACATCATTCCTGATGGTCAAGAAGTAGCTGATGTTAAAGCAATTCTTGATGAACTTGCTCCGCCTAATATGGATCTTACTAATGATTTTATTGTAGCTGCTCCAACACCTCTTACTGTTAATTTTGTATTTACAGCGATTGATCCAGACACAAGCACTATGCGGGATGCTCTTTTTGAGAATTTGAAGCAGTTTTTTAAGGAAGGTGTTGATGTTGGATTTAATATTAAAGAGGATGGTTATCGAGCAATAATTTTTCAAACAGTTGATCCTAATTCAGGGCAACCATTAAAATCATTTATCTTAAGTTCGCCGGTGGGTGATATTGCAATCGATACCGATGAATTAGGCATTTTAGGAACAGTAACTTTTTAGGTGTGATTTGTCCAGAACTCATGAATTTATCACTGATTGGGAAAAGTCTTTAGGCATTCCTGATGAATGTTTTGACCCCCATAATAAAACGCTTGATGAACGTCGTCAATATGCTATAGCCAAGTTGGCACGAATGAATTTAACTAATAGACAGGATTTTATTGATTTAGCTGCTTATTTTGATATTAATGTGACTATAGATAGTGGCAGTCAATATAAAAATGTATTTCCTTTGAAATTTCCAATAATTTTTGGTTCAAAAGCTGCTAAATTTACCATGATAGTAACATTTATTGACATAAATAAGCCGGAAAATGTATTTCCAATGACTTGGCCGTTTAAATTTGGCACAGCACAAACAGCCTTTATTCAATGTCTTTTTCTAAAACTTAGACCTGCGAATGTACAAATTATTTGGCGATATGCTGATACTTAACTGCCTGTGGATAACCTGTGGATAACTCTTGATTTTTACCAGAATTTCTTATATCATTGATCTATTAATCTAATAAGAGGTCTTAATAATGAGAGATATCCCAAATAAAAGTAATGATGAGTTTTATATTCCTGCCGAATTTAATTCTTTTAAAAATGCATCTCAAAATACTATTATCAGCAGCGACCAAACGTTAAGCGAAGCAGATGCATTTCAATTAGCTAAAGCATTAAGTAATTATGCTGGAATTGGTAATTTTTATGTCCAAACAGGTTCGCCTAATACTTATACTTTATCGGCAATTTCGCCATTTAAAGCTCCAAGCAAGATATTTGATGGATTAACGGTTAGAACGAGAATTGTTGATACTAACACCGGCGCATCTACATTAGATTGGAACGGAACTGGCGCAAAAGCAATCAAAAAAAATCGTGGGGTAGATGATTTAGTAGCAGGTGACTTGGTAACTGATGATTATCCTATATTTGTATATGAATTAAGCAGCAATATTTGGAATTTAATTACAGAGCCCATTGAGAGCAGTTATCCTTTAGGTTATTTGAGTGGATTCAAAATTGAACAAGATAGCGGCGATACAGCTCATGATATTAAAATTTATGAAGGAGCTGCCAGAGGTCAAAAGGATTTAGTTGATCTAAAAATACCTGTTGGATCTACAATTATTAAACAAATTGATGTTGATTGGGTAGAAGGAACGAATCAAGGCGGATTTCCAAGCGGATTAACGTTAACCGCTGACACATGGTATCATGTTTTTGTTATTACAAAGCCTAATGGTTTTACAGATGCAGGTGTTGATTCTGCGACTGATGCAACAAATTTATTAGCTGATGCTACAGATTATATAGATTATAAAAGGACTGGTTCTATTTTGGTCGATGGTAGCAGTAATATTATAGATTTTGTCCAAACACTTACTATAGGACAACGTTTGACTTACTGGAAAGTAGATCAACAAATTAGCAATTCTAACCCAGGAATATCAGCGGTAACTAGAGCAATTAGTACGCCTTTAGGTATACAAGTTTTAGCTCATTTGGCTGTTTATCTTGATTCAGACGATTCTAGTGCAAATATAAATGGTCGTATATATGCGGTAGATGAACCGGTAGGTACTGACTTTAATCATAATATTCAGGCTGGTTATATAGCTACAACAGATGTGGCAGGTTCTTCAGATATAATGGTTAAAACAGATCTTTTAAGTCAAATAAAATATATAATAACCGCCACCAGTGCGGGCACGAGAATGCAAATAGAAACAAGAGGCTGGATTGAATAGTAAATAAAAACTATTTTATCCGATATTTCTCCTGATCATGAATATTAATTTCTATTGCAGAATTATTCTCACCATCTCCTTTTAGTTGTGATGGATGCGCTATTGAAAGGCCTGCATTAACAATAGTTCCGAATATATAAAAATCAGAAGTTGGCGAATAATTGCGATAACAATTAAGTATTGATTTTTTGGGGTCGACATCAGGTTGTCCTTCTGTATTCATAAATGGAAGTTCTATTCTTTTATTAAAATTATACACTCCCTTATAATGTTTTTCTAAGAAAAGCTTCCTATCATAAACCCATATTGCTGCGATATTATATGATGTATTTTTTTTTGCCCACCAATATATTAAACCAATATTCCATGTAACTGTAGTTCCATCATCAGCTAAACCATGAGAATCATCAAAGAAACAAATTGTAGCTTTTGGCTTTAATTTATAAGGTGTACCATCAAAATCTACTATAGGTACACCGTGCTTATTTCTTGCCAATGTATCTTTAGTTGATGCTATATATGGATTAGCATATATGCTTATACCAATGATAAATGTAGATATAAATAAAATTATCTGTAGTTTTTTCACAAAAGTCTCCTCTTTAAAGATTTAATCATTATTGTACAGTAGCAGTTGCCTCTACTCCTGCAATTGCTGATTCAAAAACCAATATTTCGCCAGTAACTAAATTTGGTACTTTATGAATATAATAAGAATTGTTGGATGTATAAGTTTTTGTAGTTTTTGGTTTAACTGTAAGACTTGCAAATACAGCTGTACTTTTAATATTTGCACCACCATCAGGTGTCGGTGGCGTAGTATTAATTTTATAAGTATAACTTAATTTTGATATAACAGAAGTCACCGGAGCAGTTACATTATATTCAGGATTTGTGGCATTACTAATGGTCTGTGATAGTCCTACAACATAATGATGCGGAGTATCAGCTGGCATTGTAACTGTTACTGTTGATCCGGATCTTGTTAAAGTTGCAACATCTGTTATATGTTTTTCTATTGTTTTATTTTCTAGCGTCTCATATACGGAGCCATCTTTACTTGATAAAAGATATGCTTTTGGTATAATTGCTCCGCTTATACCTGTTGTAGTCATAAACCTTACTCTCGTTGATTTTTCAATTGCGAAGACGTTTGCATTGATTATAAACATAAAAATGAATAGAATTATTTGTAATTGTAATTTTCTCATAAAATTCTCCTTTAATTGATTGATTAATTTATTAATATTTACACGAAATTACTATAACATACAAACCTTAAGGAAACCTTAAATGAGTTGAATAAATATTAATATATTAATAAATACTTTCAATTTGCGAATTTTATTTAAATAAAGTATTACTGTGACCTGTGGATTACATTAACAGAATGGTTTTCGCAGTAAGCCGCTTAGTGTAGAATTGAACTAGTTAAGTGTTGTTTTTTGGGTAATTAAGTGTAGCGTTTTTATTAAGTGTAGCAATAAGCCTATTTAAGTGTAGCGTTTTTGGTTATTAAGTGTAGAAAAAATATAATTAAGTGTAGAAAATTTAGTTGGACTGTGAATACGCAAATTGCGCACTTAAACTACGCAGGCTACGCAAATTGCGCACTTGAACTACGCAAACCGTTCATAGATTATTCTTAGCGAGTAAAAAGGTACAATGCATGTACTTTTTTACTCTCTAAATTTTATGGTGTTTTAGGGGTTAAATTTTTGACCTAAAACACCTTTAAATTTATAAAAATATTTTGCCTGTGGATAACCTGTGGATAACTCTTGAGTTTAAGCAAAATAATCGATATACTATAAGCATCTGTTCAAGCAAAATAGGACAAAATTATGGCAAAATTATTAGATAATGTTTCTGTTGATACTGACGGTACACCGGATCTGGGAGATGGCGCAGGCAGAGGTTTGGCAATTTGGGCAACTACATGGGGTAGCGGAACAGTTACTATTCAGATTTCACCTGATAATAAAGTTACTTGGGTTACGGCTACTATAGGTGGCAATCCAGCAGCATTTACGGCTAATGCTGTTAGATATATTATAAAAATCGGCCAAGGGCAATGGATTAGAGCCACATTAACTGGCTCAAGCGGGGCGGTTGATGTTAATGCTGAGACATTTCAGTAATGGAACTAGATAATTTAATAACCGATATCATGGCTGAAGATTTAATTATTGATCTTCTAGGCGGCGGTGGCGATGAAGATGTATTCAATATGGAGCTTGAAAATGGTAATGATATGCTTAAAGAAGATTATGGCTTTATGTTATTAGGTTAAAAAAAAATAGTGAGGATAATAAGATGGCAGATAAGAAATGGTCAGAATTTCCAGCAGTAACTACGTTTAACGACACTGATTTATGTTCGGTAGTTAGGCCTGGCGATCCGTCTTCGACAGCTAATAAAAAAATTACAGGCTTAAATTTCAGAAATACTGTAGCTGGTGAACTTTATGTCAGCAATAATTTTTACAATGGCATAGTGATTGAAACGATTGAAACTACTGTAATCGAAAGCGGCGGAAATGTTTATCTAACTTTGCAGAAGGCTGGCACTGGTGATCTAACTATACAATTTGGTAATAAACGATATATTTTTGATTGTACGCCAGCAGCGCAAATTCAATTAACCGCTGGTTCTGATACTGCGCCAACTACTAATTATACCTATATCATCGAAAATGGGGGCAGTCCTATTTTGCAAGTAAGCACTACTGGTTGGCCGGCAATCGAATATGCTGCTATTGCGATTAGTGTTGTACAAACTGCCGCTAGTGTTGCTTTAGATAAAGTATATATGCATTGGGACTGGACAGACCATATTTATGATGTTAATGATCAGGGTGGCTTAACACATCTTCAAAAGAAATTCAGACAGCAAAATGCAGACTGGAGAAGCGGAGTAGCACCAACATTGACGATTACGCCACAAGGGGCTGCGCCAGATGATCTAATATTTACCTCTACTAGCGGAATAGTTTATCGGCTACATGAGGATAATTTTCCGGCTTTTACGGGTACGCCAGATCTATTTGTTACTAATGATAGCACTACACCATACAATAAAATCGATGATCTAAATGTTTTACTGACAGATAGCGAAGGAAATAGCATGACTGATAAACGATTTAGTCTTGTTATTTGGGGTGCGATTAGTGAAAATACCGGAGATTGTAAGTTATTTGTTAATCTGCCATCAAGCACATATACAAAAAATGATGAGGCTATCGCTGATATTTTCAAATATTCTAATTACAATATTCCGGCTGACTTTAAGGGTGTAGGATTTCTTATAGCTAGATATACTTTGCGTCATCAATCATTGGCAAGCGGCACTTGGACATTATTAGATACAGATGATTTAAGAGGTCAGTACCCAGCTAATATTGCTGGCGGTGGAGGAATAAGTACAACGACAGAATTTTCAGACAATCAGTTTAAAATATATAATGTTACTGATAGCACGAAAGAGCTTGTATTTGATCTAAGCGGAATGCCTACAGCTACTGCGAGGACGCTTACAATAAAGGCAAATGCTACTATTGATCAAGATTTAGCGACCACTTTTGCACCTACTTTTGCTGGTTTAACATTGTCAAATTTAACTGTTGCCGGCGGAATTGTCCAGACTGATGGTAGCGGGGTTTTTTCATCTAGCGTAACATTGCCAGATGGCACATTAGCTACAACACAAACTCCTGGAGATGATACGACAAAAGTAGCTACAACGGCTTTTGTAGCCGCAGCTGTTGGGGTTGAAAATTTATGGGACAGAGTGACGGGAACACCGAATTATGTAATTCCACATACTATTACTGATGATGTTGGTGCTACAGCTGTTAGAATTGTTAAAGAATGGGTAACGGATATCGAATCAACAAACATGCCTACTGTTGGTGGTACATCGATTAATGCTAATAGCGTACTAGATTTAACAAGTGGAGAGGTTAGTCAATTAGCAAATATAGATACAACGACAATTTCTGCAAATCAGTGGCAATATGTAGGAGCACTTAATCAGAATTTAACAACAACTAGTAACGTCGTTTTTGCTCAAGCAAAATTAAACAATCTTACAGCAGGACAACGTCTATGTGCACATAGTTCAGCTAAAGTTATCAGTAGTGTTGCAACACTATCTTCTTTTATAGGCGGTACGGCAAATCAAATAATTGTTGCTGATACGACCGGAGGAGTTACATTATCAACACCTCAAGATATTCACACAGGAGCACAACCAACATTTACTCAAGTTACATTAAGCACTGAGCCTGATGTAGATACAGAGGCTGCAACTAAAAAATATGTAGACGATCATCCTGTAGCAAATTTATTAGAACAATCTAATGTTTTTTATGCTGCTACGGCAGGGAATGATGGAAATACGGGTAAAAACGTAGCATATCCATTTTTAACTGATACAGCAGCAATTACGGCTGCTGATGCATTATCACCTACAGAAACAACTCAAATTAAAGTTGAATTATTAAATGATGGAGTATTTGATGTTTTTAATTTAAATGTCAAACCATGGATTAATATTGATGCGCCAACCAGTTTTATTTATGGTCTTAATGGAAGTGTTATTGGTGATAATAATATTATAAATATTGGCACAGCTAGACTGTCTGGTGGCACTGGGACAACGATTGGTAAATTAGGCGTTGGTCAATCTTTTTTTAGTGCTAATAAACTTTATCATACTACAGGAGGCCTAACTCCTCTTTTATTGCAAGTAAGTGGCGGAGTTTTATTTTCAAAGGTTGATTATTTTAAACCGCAGGTAATTACTGATGAAGCGATTAAAGTAAACGGTGGTTATATCTTCAATTATAGCCAATGGATTGCTGGCAAAATAAATATTG